ATGCCTGCTACGTCATTCCAGTCCCTCGCATCGATCGCCGGGGGACTGGCGCGCTCTTCCCACTCCGGCTCGCCCCACATTACCGGTCGGCCAATCCACCGCTCCAGCAAGGAGGAGGGGTCATTCGAGCATCTGTATTTCCGTGCGCCAGGCAAAGGTGAGACGGACCGGATACTGCATGCCGCGCGACGCGCACTGGACGCCGGCCGCCGGCTAAAAACCAGCGTACGGACGAAGGGAGCCACGCTGTCGGCTTCGGAGCGCCTCATCGCGCGCCTGACGGCTGGCGCCGTCCGCGTCCTCGAGGAGATACTGACCTTCGCGCGGCTGAACGCCGGCAAGGTGTTCCCATCCTACGATCGCCTCGCGGCCGGGACCGGGCTGGGGCGGCGCACGATTGCGCGGGCGGTCGTCCTGTTGGAAGAGGTCGGCCTGCTGGACCACCAGCGCCGATTCAAGCGCGTAGCCGATGATGGCGACCGCAAGGCATATCGACAGACATCGAATGCATACCGGACCTTTCTGCCCGACATCATTCGCCGGTATCTCCCGAAGTCGCTCCGGCCGATCCCGATCCCCGCCGACGCAGCCCACCGGAGGCGCGAGGATGCGACCGAGACGACACGCATGCTGAAGGACGCGACCTGCGAGCAGTACGTCGCCTTCACCGCCGGCACCGACAGCCCGCTGGCGCGCCAGCTCCGCAGCCTTGCTCGGCTTGTAGATGAGCGCGAGTGCCAGATAGGCACTGCACCGCTACCGAATATTCTCTGATATCATGGAATTATAAGGCGTCGCTCCCGCGACACGTAGCCATAGGCCACCGCACCCAGCCCATCCGTCCCGCCATGTGCTAGTCCCCGATGCCGCACCCGCCCGGCCATTGCACCGTCGCGCGCTGAAGCCCCGTCAGCTCAGCTTGGCTCGGCGGCGGGGACGAGCACAATCCGTGCCGAAAAGCCGCCTCGTCACCGCCGGGGCACCGCCATCGCATCGGGCATGAGAAGGTCGGCCCACACCTGCATCAGCCGGCGTCGGGGTCCATACTGGATCGATCGGTTGTAGGCCCGCTCCACTTTGATATTCACCTCGACCTCTTTGCGCGGGGCGTGGCCCAGGGCGCGATCGATCGTCACCCGCTCTGCCGGGAACCGCTCGTTCAGGATCGTCGAGAAGGTCGCGCGCCATCCGTGGGGCACATGCCGACCGGCGAAGCCGGCGCGACGGTACAGCGCGCCGATCGCGCTCTCGGCGATCGGCGCGCCACAGTCGCCCCGCCCGAACACCAGCACGACGTTGCTGCCCGGCAGCGCGCGGACCGCGCGCAGGATCTCCACCGCCTGGCGCGACAGCGGCACCACATGGTCATTGCGCGGATCGGCCTTCTTCGCCTTGGCCAGCTTCATGCGCGCGGCCGGCACGCGCCACACCGGCGCGACCGGGCCGATCGCTTCGCCGGTCCAGTCGACGCCCTCGACCTCGTCCCAGCGCATGCCGCGCAGCGTGCCTTGGCGCACGCCGGTCAACGCCAGAAAGCGCGACGCCAGTTCGACGATCGCCGGGCCGCCAGCGGCGGCCGATGCCGCCAGCAGGTCGCGCGCATCGTCGAGCGTCACGAGGGCGAGCTGTTCGCCGCCGATCGGCGCGGCCGCGAGCGCGATGCGCACCTGCATCGCCGGATCGGTCGAGCCCCAGTCATTGGCGATGCCGAAGGCGAACACCTTGGAGATCCGCTGCCGGATACGCCGGGCGGTCTCGATCGCTTCGCGCGCCTCGATCGCGCGCAGCAAGTCACGGATGTCGGCCACGCCGATGTCGTCGAGATCGAGTGCGCCGATCGCGGGAAAGACGTCGCGCTCAAGGCTGCGGATCACGTCGACCGCGTGAACCTCGGTCCACCGGTCGCGGTAGTGGGCGTGCCACTGGCGGGCGACGCCGGCGAAGCTACGATCGATCGCGGAACGCACTGCGCGCTCCTCGCGCGGATCGCGCCCGGCGCGCAGCGCCTCCCGGGCGTGGTCGGCCGCAGCGCGCGCAGCGATCAGATCCATGTCGGGATACTGACCGAGCGTCAGCAGCAACTCCCGGCCATTGAGGCGAAAGCGCCAGCGCCAGGACCGAAGGCTGGACGGCGCAATATAAAGGTGCAGGCCGAGACCATCCGATAGTTTATAAGCGCGCGGCTTTACCCGCGCGGCTCGTACCGCGACGTTTGTAAGCATAAAATGTTCATAATCCCGAACTAAGTGCCTGCCACGCTTCGGAAAAGGGGGTGGCGACAATGGAAGAGGGAGAGGCCGAGGAAGCTATGACGGCCGCAAATGGATTTCTTCGAACAGGGCACGCCGTGTTCCTCGGTTCCGAAGGGCCGGACCTGCTCACGAGGATCGAAGAGGCGATCGTTGTTGGGAAATCGGGAACAGTGTTCGCCGTCGAGTTTGGTACTGGGCGTACCCTTATTTTCCAAAGCTCGCGGTTGGAAATGCACAGCGCACGGGCGACCGGTTCAATTTTGGAAAAAGTTAAGTGGCGGCGCGCGTTGTCTGTCAAAAGGCAGAATGCACTGTGCAATTATTCTGAAGCAGCCTTCATCAAGGCAGATGTTTCGAAGGAGCCCATTGCGTGTACGGTATCCGCCCTTGCGGCAGGCATACTCGAACGGCAGAGCAACGACGCAGTTTGAAGCAACCGCTCCCTTCACAGTGATGGTTGCTTCGGCTGCCCGCCAGCAGTGTACATTCCCTTGTCGCCTGCTGGCGGCTTCCATTTTGCGATGACATTTTTGGATCGTCGCGGCGGACAATCCGTCCGCCTGCGCATCATGGAAACACGTGGAAAACCGCCGGTTTTCGATCCTGCGCAAACCGGCAGTACCCACACGATACCCGCAGTCCTGTGCGATGGTTGGAAAATACCGCCCAAGGGTACGGATCAGGGAAGCCCGAGCGCCCCAAGCACGTGCGGTGGCCTGGACCTGCCTGCGCCTGGGACTTTCGGACCTGGGGCTTTGGGCGTAGGGCGGCACGGAATTCCAGGTCCGTGCGGCGGCAGATAGAAGTCGACGTATTCCCTTCCGACGACCCCTGGGTACCCTATAATCACTCCTACAGGCAGGCGACCGACCCCCCGAAAATACGTAGGTTTCGCAACCGTTCCAAATATCGCCATAGTGGAATGAATTCGATCCATGTCGGATGCTAAATGCTACACGTCGGACTGCGGCCGTCTATCGCGCCGATGCCTTTTCGATCACCGCGACGGTCCGGTCCGCCTGGCGAAGCGCGGCCGCCCGGGTGGCGACGTCGACGGCGACGCGCGCGATGCGCAGCAGCTCCTCGGCCGCGACGATCGCGCGCTCGATCCGCGCCGCCCGGTCCGGCGCGATCGCCGGCAGGATCCTGGTGCGGATCGTCTCGAGCCGATCGAGCTGCTGCTGCACGACATCGATCGCGGCACCAGCGGTGTCAAGGCGGACGCCGCCGGCACAGCCGCTGGTCGCCAGCAGCATCGCGATTGCGACGGGGGCGAAGGGCCGCACCATCACAGTCCCCGCAGGCAGATCGCCCGCTCCCGTTCCCGCCGCAACGTCAGGCCGCGCACGACGCGGCCGCCGGCGCGGTTCCACATCAGGATAGCATTGCACCCCTGCCGCCAGCGCCCGGCGCGGAAATGCCGGGCCATCGACGATTTGCAAACAGCCGACGTGCCGACATTGTAAGCAAGGCTGATTGCTGCCCATCGCTGGTAATCAATCCCCGGTGCCGCAAGCTGCGGAATGCACGCCATCACCGGCTGGGCGTGGGCGAGGATCTGACGCTCGAGCCGCGCCTGGCACCCGGCCCGCGTCTCGACCTGCCCCGCCTTCACATTGGCGGTATCGCCGTCGCAGATCGTCAGGATGCCGACGATGTCGCGGTACGCGGTGCGATGCTCGGGACCGCTGACGTGCGTCGTGACGACGTCGCCGGCGGCCGTCACCTCGGCGCGCTGGACGCGGCCGCTTTCCTCGAGCGGGACCGAGACGAACAGGCCGGTCGCGGCGATCGCCCCGACCAGCGCGACCAGCAGGCCTTTGCGGGGCTTCTGCACACCTTGCGCTTTACTGGTCATCGGGCACCTCGGCGGGCTGCTGCTGGACGAGGCGCGCGCCGATCGTCAGCGTGAAGAGGATCAGCGGCACGACCGCCGCGAGGCGCTCGGGCAGCAGGGCGACGACGTCGGCCGGCAGCGCCTGCCAAACCGTCAACAGCGTGTCGGGCGACGCCAGGGCGAAGGCGCAGAGCAGCGAGCCGAGCGCCGACAGGCGCACGGACCACCAGCGCCACGCCTGACGCCAGTCAGGGGTGAGCTTCATTGGGTGATGTCTCCGATGGAGGTGGCGGCGTCCGGCCGCCGGCGGTTTATGCCCGGGTGACGATCGCGCGCGGTGGCGCGCCGATCAGCGCCGGGTCGATATGGTGGAGCGGCGTCGAGGCGAGCAGCGCCGCGGCGGCGGCGATGTCCGGCCGGCGGGGGCGCAGCGTGGAGAGCAGGCGGCCGAGCGGCGGCACGGCGGAGATAGCCGATCCGGCGAGGATCAGGGCGGCGGGATCGGGCATCATCGCGCGGCTCCACGCATCTGAAGCGTCTCGATCCGCGCCAACCGCTCGGCATTCTGTGCCGCCAGTGCCCGGTACGCTTCGCGATCGGCTTCGCGCCGCTCGCGCTCAGCCCGGCCGTCGACCTCGAGCTGGACGACGCGGCGCGCGGTGTCCTCGATCAGCGCCTCGCTCTTGCCGTCCGACCGGATGACGCCGGCGACGACCGCCGCCGGGCCGACCATCGTGCAGGCGAGCATCAGCGCCTCCTTCCACCCGAACGGCGGCCGGGCGGCGGCGCTCATGCCAGCGCCGCCAGCATGCCGGCGACCTGCGCATCGCTGAAGGTGCCCCGTCGATAGCCGAAGAATTCGTGGTAGCCGTCGATGGCCGGTGACAGGTAGAAATAGTCGATAGGCGACGGATAGGCGCTTGGCGTCCATTGCGGCGAGTAGGAGATCGCGCCGTCCGGCCCCCGCACAACGAGACGGTAGCTTCCGCCCGTCTTCACAAGCGCGGTGACGATCCGCCCAGCAGGCAGGATAGTGGCCGTCCCCGATCCCGTCCGCGTGCCATCAGCAATGGTGGACAGGGCATTGATCCGACCAGGCGCACCATCGGCAGGACCACTTCGGTAAACGGCAAAGCGCTCCACCGCACCATGCGCGAGGTTCCAGAGGCGATCGTTCCCATTCTGCTGCGCCGTCGTCCGCTGCATGACGGCGGAGTGCAAAATCACCCAGTTATCGTCAGCAGGGATCGGTTGCCCCAGACGCATGTTATCGGTGTTGATGCCGACGGACGCGCCACCGGTCGGAATGTACGGCCCACGGATCGCGGCTTTCACAAGGCTCGGCGCGAACAGGCGGATGGTATAATCCACGGTCGCCCCAGACGGGATGAACATTGAAAGAAACATCCACATGCTACCGGTATTTGCAGGTAGCGCCGGGGTCGTGGTGATGGCCCAGTCACCTGCGACTTTCCATTCGCCCAGCGTCATCAGGTCATTACTGTATGTGCCGTAAATGGTACTTCCATCCCGGCTTCGCGCACTGGCGGTCAGGCCGATGTTGCAGCCCGGCATGACGCCACCGGGAAGGAGCCGCGCGCCTATCGACGCCGTCCACCGCTCATCTACGGCCGCGTCAGGCATCGAGGCGTTATTCGTGCCACTTAGCACTGGATAAGTGCTGGTGTTCGCCGTCGCGGTCCCAAATACGCGCAAGTCTATGTATGGCAGTACGGTCCCGTTGCCAAAATCTATGCTGCCCAATGCCTCGACACGGCGGGTAATTCCATTCTGTGCGGCGGTGGCAATCCCAATCTGCGGGACTTGGCTATTGGGCGCCGCCCCCGACCAACTGCTGTTCGGCATGAAATTTCGGTACGAAGTTCGGGCAAGGAACCCAAGACCGGGGACAATGAGGGGCGCGCTTGGAGCGACCCGCACCAATACGCCGCCCACTTCCTCGAATTTCAGGTCGGGCCGCGTAAATGCCTGCCCCGGCAGCGCAGCCGGATCGCGCGTGACGATCGCGCCCGATCGATACCACCCGGCGCGGAAGTCCATGCCCAGCTCGAAGCCGGCGAGCGGAAGCGCGCTGCCGAAAAGCGCGCTGCGAAGTCCAGCGTGCATCAGCTCCGCGCCCCCTCGATCATCAGCGCGAAGGTCTCGCCAGCGATCGGCGTGTACGCCCCCCGCGCCTCGATCAGCGCCCACAGGCTGCGCTCCTTGCCGACGACCGCGCCCGTCTCGCAGGTGATCCCGCCGCCGCCATTGACCAGCCCCACGCCGATCGCGCCGATCGCCGCCGCGCGGTCCATGATGATGTCGGCCGACCCGACATAGCCGGTGATGTCGGCAAGCGAGAGCAGGCCGGTGCCGTTGTCGAAGACGCCATTATCCCCGGCGGTGACGGTGGGCGGCCGGCGGAACAGGTGGACGCGGAACGCCGCGCCCACCAGCGCCGGGCTGGTCTTGCGCAGCCGGACGCGCTCGATGCGGATCGCCTCGACGCCGGCGCGCGTCACCTCGGTCAGCTCGATCGGCACGACCGCGCTGGCGGCCACCGCATTCGCGACCAGGTCGCCGGCGGCATAGGCGGTGGTGTCGGCCGGCCGCGTCAGTGAGGCGGACACGACGGTCAGCCCGCCGGGCATGTACGCCGGCAGCGGCGTCGCCGGCGACACCGCGGTCGCTTCCCCACCGATCGGGCCAAACGTGATCGCCGACGCCGGCACGAAGCCAGCGGGTGCCAGAATGTTGGGCATGTCAGATCCTTTCGGGAATGCGTTACCAGGTAGCGATCGGCGTGCGTCGCCACTGGTTCGCGCCGGTGCAGAGGTAATGATAGGAGGCGTCCCAGGCGCTCTGGCCCTCGATGCCGGGCGACGTCGCTGTCTCCGGCACGGCGACGCGCTGGATTAGCAGGCTGCCATCCGTTTCGGTCGTCGGATCGGCTCCGGGCTTGGTGTAGACGCGCCCGCCGACCGACCAGCAGCGCAGCGTGCCGTTCAGCAACATCGGCCGCCGCCAATCGGTCCCCAGCGCGAGATTGCCGCCGGCGGTGACGTGCCAGATATTGCTCTGGAAAGCCCCCTTGCCCGTCGTCGTCCCGTCAAATTTCTGCGCGACGAAGGTGCCGTCCTCACTCGCATGGAATTGGAGAGCGAGGTAATCGTTGGTGAGGAAAGAGACGGTCGCCTTGCCACCGGCCGGGGCGGTCGCTTCCAGATACGGCGCGCGGACGAGGCCGACCCGGCTGACGATGCTGCCCGACGTCTCGACATTGCGCGCGGCAAGGCCGCGATTGACGCGGAAGGTATCGTCGCCGTCCTTGGTATTGCCCCACGCGCGCACCGGCCCGCCGCCCTCGCCGCCGGTATCCTTGACGGTATCGCCGAGGATGCCGGTGCTGGTGCACAGGCGGGCGTAGATGCCCTTGGCGGGATCGAGGCCGGCGTTGACCACCAGTCCATGCCGCATCGCCCGCGCCGCGCCGGTACGATTTTCGATATACTCCTCGTGGAAGAAGGAGAGCGGACGCGAATAGGTGCCGTACACGACGCAGCCGGGCGACAAGCTCGGGTTGGCCGCGAATTCCGTGTCGGATACCGGCATGCCGACATTGATGATGCGATTATGCGATACGGTCCCGGAACAGGTGGCAATCCGAATGCCGCCCCAGCGGCATTTCTTCACGAGATTGCCGCTGACCTGAATGTCGTCGGTCCGCATGACATTGATGCCGAAGCCTTCGATGTCCCAGTTGATCGTATTGTCGGCAACGCGGGCGTTATGGAGGCCCGTCGTATCGCTGTACGATCCGATCTCGATCACCGCGCCGCCGCTCAGGAAGACCCCGGTCATATCCTCATACGCGCCGTAGAAGCTGTTGCGCGATACGTCGACGTCGGCGAAATTGTAGATCTGGACGAAGCCCTGATACACGACGTTGTCGGTGAAACGGATACCACGAAGGTGGTCGTTATACTTCCCGTTGGTGTACTGATTGTAGGCGAGGATCGCGCAAAGTGCGCGGCGCGTGCGCCTGCGATATTGCTGGCCCGCTGGATCGGTGCTGCTGGTCAGTGCGAGGACGCTCTCGATCGGTAGCTTGCCGTCGCGGAAGTCGATGAGATTGTGATGGATGTTCCAGTCCATCATCACGCCCTCTTCATAGGCGACCTCGGGCGTGATCGCGCCCACCCAATAGCCATCGCCATGGATGTAATTGTACGCGATCTCCATCGCCTGTGTGTTGCAGCCGCAGACCGCGATGCCGAAGATGTCCACGAATTCGTTGAACATGATCTTCGTGTCGACGCTGACCTGCGGGATCGTCTTCAGGTCGGTATAGGCCGGGAATGGCTCGGTCTGGACGTGGACGCCATTGCCCCAGAAGCCCCGGATTTTGCAGCCGGTAACGCGCAGACCGCGCCCACGGTAGATCGCGATACCATGTCCGTGCTGCCAGATGCGACCGTCGTCGGTCGTGCCCTTGGGATAGAAGGGCTGGAGTTGGTTCTCGATGTTCCCGTTCAGGAACAGGCCGGTGAAGCTGACATCGACGATGTCGGGCGATCCGGCGTCGTAGAAGTCGTGATAGAACAGCGAGCCGGAATAGGCCCTGCCACCCGACACGCGCACCTCGGCACCATCGGACGCCCAACTCACCCCCGGCAGCAGCGAGATAATGCCGCGATTGAACGGCGGGTCATTCGGTCCGCCGCCGACCGTCCCGACGACACGATACGGATCGCCCATCAGGTAGAAGGCGCTGGTCTTGGGCACGAAGACCGTGCCCCCGCCCGCCAGTGCGCACATGCGATTGGCGAGCTTGAACGCCGGGCTATCGTTGGTGACGCCGTCGCCGACCGCGCCATAGTCGGTCACGTCGAACGTCCGCCCCTTGTCGGCGCGCTGGCCGACCATCGCGAGGCCGAGGCCGCCGGCGAGATATGTCTGCTCGACAGCCTGCCCGTTCACCTTTTTGTAGAGGCGGGCATAAATGGCGGCATTCTCACCGCGCACCGCAAAGAAGCCGTCGGGCGGCGCCGCTGCGAGGCCGGCGGCGATCGTCGGATACAGCACGCCCCCGACGAAGCCGGCGGCGATCGCCGCCGCGACCGACGACGCCCCCGCCTGCCGCTCCGCCTCGCGCGACCACGCACGCGCCGATCGGCCGCTCGCGAGGTTCTCACCCTCGGCCCAGCCTTGCGCTTCAGCAGCAGCAGCCCGCCCTGCCTCGATCAGCGCGCCCGTCTCGCCGGCGCCATCGATCACCAGTTCGACACGCTGGTCGGCCGCGATCGTCAGCGTCGCGCCGGCGATCGGCAGCTCGTCATTCGCCGCCCGGCCCCAGCTCGCCGGCCGCGACGCTGGCGCGGCATCCGATCCGAAGGCGTGCGCCGGCAGGATGACCGGCCCGATCAGGCGGGTGCGCCCCCCAATCAGCAGGGCATATTCGAGCCGGCACGCATCGCCCGCCTCACCCATGTAGGGCAGCGCCTGGCGCGATGATTTGTTGATGCGAATCCGCACGTCGCTGACCGGCAGGCCGTTCTCCATCACGACGCCGGCGACGCGCAGGCCCTCGGCATTGCCATTCGTCACCTTGGCGAGATCGATCAGCGCGGGACCCGAGGCGTCGCCGTGCATGCGGATTTGCATGGCCAGCGCGACGGTCGTGAGATCGAGCCCGCGCACGCGCAGCGGCAGCTCGTACACGTCGTCATTGCGCCACACCGTAATGGGCAGCGAGGCGGTAGTGGCCATGGCGATTTCCTTGGATTGGCGAGGGCCGGACCTACTGGTCGGCTTCCTCGAGCTTTTTCACGCGGCCGCTGACCGCTTCGATCGTCACGGCCTGCGCCGCGACGAGCGTTGCCTGTTCGGTCAGCGTCTGCTGCTGCGCCTCGATCAGCTCGGCCTGTGCCGCGACCGTCTCGGTCAGGGCAGCGACCGGCTGCGGCACCGCGTCGTCATAGGCTTGCGTGCCGCCCAGCGCCGGCGTCGGCGGCACGGTGCCGGTCTGGCTGAGCGCGAAGGCATGCTTCGCGGCCGTCTCGCCGATCAGCACGAATTGCACCGTCATCGTGGCCGGATCGAGCGTCCGGCGCAGGATCACGCACGGCGTCGCCGGCAGGCCGTCGTCGGGCAGGTCGACGATGACCAGATCGCCCGGGCCATAGCGGCGCAGGCGCGGCTTGCAGGTGATGACGATCTCGCCCAGCTCGCGCGCGTCCCACAGCTCATAGGCAGCGAGCTGCGCCACCTGGTCCGCGCTCTGGACGAGATTGTATTGGCGCTCGTCGCCCTTCTCCTCGCCATCCTCGGCAAGAAACGTCGCCACCTGCACCGGCTTCGTCGGGACATATTCCCATTTGTGCGCAGCCGAGCGGAATTTCGGGGTCAGCGTGTTGATCCGCTGCTCCCACCCCTGCATCGCACCTACCTCGACGTCGTCGGTCGCCAGATCATCCTCGGTGATCGTATCGACGGCGACACGCGGCGCGCTGAGCTTCAGCGCGAGGCGGCCGCCGACCCAACAGCGCTCGGCCCCGCCGGCGGCCAAAATATTGTTCAGGTTCTCATTGCGGCTGCCCGGCTCGAAGATCGTCCCGTCGACATGCCAGCCATTGGCATCGCAGACATTCGCCAAGGCGACGAAGTCGGCTACACGGATTCCGTCCATCGGAATACCGATGCCGAAGGTCTTGAGATACGGGTCGTCGGTTCTGGTCTCGTCCCGCTCCCACGTCCCCAGCGCGTAGCGCAGGCCGTGCAGCCCCGGGCAGCGCGTCCATTCCCATGTCGCCTTCGCAGCGGCGAACGCGACCTTGTCGGACGGGTCGGCCCAGCGGTGCGACCCGACCCCGCCCGGGTAGGTCGAATCCTTGCGCGGGTCATATGCCTTGACCCCGCGCCAGACTGCCCCGGTCGCGGGCACGCCGGCAGAGAAGATCTTGGCATCCTCGTCGAAGCGCAGGCACCACGAGATCGCCGCGTAGCTCGAAAGCTTGTAGTCCGCCCCCCACCCTGGGGCGGTCGTCCAGTGGACCGCCAGCGCCGCCGGCTCGGGCGTATGACCGAGCTGGTCGTAGCTGTAGAGATGGGCGGCGGCATAGCCGGTCGCGGCATTGCTGGACATCGTCAGCTCGACATAGTCGAGATAGCGCGCCACCAGCCCCTCGACCGGTCCCGCGCCGGAATAGACGTCGACCATCAGCAAATAGGGGTTCTCGACGCCCCCGACCTTCCCGCCATAGCCAGTCCAGTGCCGCCGATTGCCGGCATAGTAGGTCTCGCCGATGATGTACGGCCGGGGCTGGTTCGCGCCGATGGTCGTCTTGTTGACGGACCCGGTCGCGACCGGCGCCGGCTTCTTGGCGAGCAGCGCCCCCCCGATATTCGCCGCGACGGCGACGGCGGCGGCGATTGGCTGGATCGGGCTCGGCACCATGGCGACGATGCCAGCGACCGCACCGACGACGCGCAGGACACCGCTCACAACCGCCACGCCCCGATGAAGTCGTGAGCCTCGATATTGACGACGCCGCGGTGCCGCTCGTCGGAATGATAGCCGGCCATCAGCCGGCCGGCCGACACGACGATCGCGTCGAATTCACCGTCGCCCCGCATCAGCGCCAGATCACCGACCCACATCGCCGCCGGCGCAATGCGCGGCAGCATCGAATCGAGCAGGCCGGCGAGATCCGCGTGACCCGTCGCCATCAGCGCCCGACGCGCGCCGATCGCCGAACGGAACCGCGGGATCGGCGGCGGCCGGTGGCCCAGCGCCCGCATCTGTGCGCGCGCGAGGTGGATGCAGGTGCCCGCCGTCGCCCATCCGAACGGACGCGCGCGGAACCGATCGACGACAGACTGCGTCGCCTCGGCACGCTGCGCCAGATCGCGCATCATGCCGCCTGCACCCCGCGCGGCGGCGAGGCGACACCCCATGCCACCTCGATCTCCATACCCAAGGCATTGTCGTGCCCGCGTTCGCCGGGGAACAGGCGCTGATGGCCGGTCGTCGACATCGCGTTGCCATCGTTGCGCACCAGCAGCCGCTGCGAGCGCGACACGCACACCATCTCGAGCGAGCGCGGCACCTCGCCACCCCGGCGCAGGATGGTGCGGTCGCTCTGCCAGTCGGCCATCTTGTCGGGCGCGCCGATCGGCGCGCCGGTCGCCTCGTCGATCTCGGCGATCCACATCTGGACGCGCGACCCCTGAAACCCCGGCCGCGACAGATCGATCGCGGCGGCCAGCTCGGGCGGCAGGAAGGTGATCTTGCCGGCGGGCAGCTCGTCCCCGGTTCCTTCGGTCAGCGCCTCGAGGACACCGATCGTGCCGAACACCGGATCGAGCGAGAGATATTCCTCGTCACCCCAGCGGACATAGCCTCCGTCGCACAGCAGCACGTCGCGCGTCGGCAGCGAGATCTTCACCAGCCCGGCCAGGGTGACAGTCTGCATCAGGCCGCCTCCTCCAGCACGAAGCTGATGCCGGTATTGTGATCGATCGCGAGCTCCCACGACAGCTCGTCGCCATCGATCACGCCCTCGATCATCGGCCGCGCGATATGGACGCGGCATCCATCGGCGAACGGACGGCGCAGCAAGGTGTCGGCCACCGACAGCGTCGCCTTGCCCGCCGCGTCGGCCATCACCTCGGCACCAACATTGTGCAGATAGTGCTGGCCGCTGGCGTCCTCGATCGACATCCAGAAACCTTCGCGCACCACGCCACCTCGCGGCAGGCCACGCACCTTCAGCTTATCGCCCGCCTGTCCGCCGCCGTCGACGACGACGCCCCACCCACATCGGCCTTGGTCGACGCCGAGCAACGGATACGGCATGCGCAGCCCCATCCGCTTGGCGCGGATCAGGCGAGAGACGAACACCCGGGCGCGGTCCTCGTCATCGAGCGGCGGATAGGTGATCGAGATCCGGTAGTGGTTGCCCAAGCGATTGACCCGGATCGCGCTTGCCCCGCGCATCACCCCGCCCCGGTCGACCAGCGCCGGGGTCGCAGCGTTCGGCGACGGGCGCGGCGGCAGCTCGATCATCGTCATCGAACTGTCTGCCGTGCGGTCATCGCCGCGCGCGCATTGTTCTGGCGCACGCGGTGGGTCGTCACCGCCCCGCTGATCCCGGTCACGCGCGGTTCGAACATCGCGCCCTCGTCCATCACCAGATGCACGACTGCTGGAGCGCCGGCCGGCCCATTGTCATTGCCGTGGCGGATGTCGACCATCTCACCCTTGGTGGCGCGGAACGCGACGATATTCGCATCAATCCCGGAGCGACCGCCGACCTTGAAGCCGCCACCGGTCTTGAACCCAGGCAGTTTCGGCGCGGCGGCACCGCCGCCCGACTTGCCGCCGAAAAGCCCGGTCAGCGCGTTACCGATCGAGCCGAGAATGTCCCCACCACCATCGCCACCGCTCAGCTTGCCGAGCAGGTCGCCGAACAGGTCGGCGAGGCTATTGAGCGCGTCCTCCATCCCCTTGGCGACGCGGTCCTTCCACCAGCCCGAGATGAAGCCCTTCAGATCGCCGTCGAGCGCGGCGCGGATGCCGTCCTTGAAGGTCGCGCGGAATTCACCGGTCTGCCGGGCGCGGTCGCTCTCATCCCATTCGGTAGTCGCCTGCTCGATGCCCTGCCCGGGCTCGAGGCGGTCGCGCTCCTCGATCTCGCGGGCACGCTTGCGGATGTCGATCTCCCGCTGAAGCTGGCGGATGCGCTCCTCGCTATCGCCGCGCGTGCGCGCCAGCTCCAGCTCGCGATCCTGCGCCTCGTCGGCGAGCAGCCGGGCACGCACCTGCGCCCGCGCCTCATCGATCTCGAGCTGCTGCTGCGTCGCTCGCGCCGTCGCCTCGGTCAGCGTCAGCCCTTCACGCTGGAACGCACGGATGCGATCGGCGATCTCGGCCTGCCGTTCCAGCGTCTCGGTGAGCGAGCGATTGCCCGACAGCTTGGCGACCTCGAGCCGGTGCGCTGCCTCGTCCTCGGCCAGCTCCTTGGCCATGCCGATCCGGCGCGCTTCGTCCAGGATCGCCATGTCCTTGGTGGCAGCCGCAGTCGCAGCGGCGAGCGACAGGCCGGTGCGCTTGTACGCATCGATCTGCTGTTCCAGATCCAGCTTGCGCTTCAGCGCCGCCTCGGCCTCGCGATCGCCGCGCAGGCGGGCGGCCTCGATCTCGAGCTGCGTCGCCATGCGTGCACGATCGGCGGCGTCCTCGGCCGGGTCGCGCTCCTTCTTCTTGCGCTCCTTCTTCTCCTTTTTCTTCTTGCCCTCCTCGGGCGCAAGCGTGCGCGGGGCGACCGGCGCAGGCTTGGCCGCCTCCGCCTTCGGCGGTGCCTTTACCTCAGGGGCCTTCGGCGCGATCACGACGTCGAGCCCGATCGCCTTCGACATCCACTGGAACATGCCGACGATCTCGGCGACTGCGCCGCGCACCCACTTCACCACGCCGCCCAAGGCATCGACCAGCCATGCCTTGACGCCGGTGTAGACCGCCTTCGCCGCCGACACGACGCCGGGGAACGCGCCCAGCACATAGTCGACCATCGACTGGACGACCGCGCCGACCGATCCCGAGATCTCTGCAAACCCGTCGACCAGCCACGTCTTGACCGCCTGATAGACTGCGTTCAGCGAATCCCCGATCTCGGGTGCCATCGCCGCCAGGATGTCGATGACGGTGTCGATCGCCGTCTCGACGATACCGCTCACCGCTTCCCACGCCCCGGCGAAGTCGCCGCGCAGCAGCGCGCTGACGACGTCGACGACGCCGCTGACGATGTCGACCATGCCACTGATCGCAGCGATGATGCCGGACAGGACGCGCTCGATGATCTCGCCGGCGATCAGGATGGCACCCGTCAGGATGTTGCCGATGAAGTCCTTCAGCCCCGACAACATATCGATCAGGCCGCTGATCGAGCTGCCAATCTCGCCGCCGGTCAGCTTGGCGAACAGGGCCCGGACCTTGTCGAACAGCGCCGACAATGGCGGTCCCAGCGTAGCGCTGATCTCGGTCCACACCGCCTTCAACCCGGCGATGATGTTGTCCTTAAACAGCAGCATCAGCGATATTACCGCGCCGACCGGTCCGGTCAGCGCCAGCAGCCGCTGCCCGAGCATCATGAGCGCGCCACGCAGGCCAGCCTGTCCGATCAGCGAGAGGATGGCGCTGACCGGCGAGATCAGCAGACGCAGGACCTGACCGATCATCCCGAAGCGCGCCGCCGCAAAATTGGCAATGATCGCCGCTCCGACATGCGTGAACGCCCAAATCAGCGGACCCAGCGCCGCACCCATCGCGCCGATCACCACCATCGCCTTGCGCACACCGACCGGCAGATGCGCGATCGCCAGCAGGAATTGGGCAAAGCCGTTCTTGATCCGCGCGATGACGTCGACGAGGCCGGTGTCGATGCCGAAGGCGATCTTCAGCTCCAGCCACGCCGCCGCGATGTTCTTGCCGGCCTGTTCGGTGCCCTCCATCGCTTTGGCGACCTTGGCGTTCACGTCCCCATTTGCGACCAGCGCCCGGTATTTCTCGAACCCCTCCCGCCCTTGCTTCATCAGCCCGATCGCGGTGCGCGCCGCGTCCGCGCCGAAGATCGTATTGAGCGAGTCCGTGCGGTCCTTGTCGTTGAGGCCCGCCATCTGCTTGCGCAGCATCTCGGCCTGCTCGCCCATCGGCTTCATCTGGCCCTTGGCGTCGAAGAACGACAAACCGAGCCGTTTCATCGCCACCTCGGCCTCTTTGCTCTTGGGCACGAGGCTCTGGATGTAGGTCTTGAAGCTGGTCCCGGCGTCGGCGCCGGACGCGAACTGCGTCGCCGTCGCCGCTATGCTGGTCCCGAAATCGAGGAAGCTCACGCCGGCGGCCGCTGCGATCGCGCCACCCTGACCAATCCCCAGACGAAGGTCGTCGAAGCCGAGCTTGGTCGCATCGAGGACACCGACGATATTGGTCATCACGTCGGGCAGATCGGCAGCAGTCTTGTCGAACTGGCCCATCACGTCCGTGAGGAGGCCCGCCGCACTGCCGGTGTCGGTCATGCCAGCGGCTGACAGCTTCAGCGTGCTTTCCAGCGCCCCGCCGAGAATCTCTCCGGCGTTCACGCCAGCACGCGCAAGCGAATCTACCGCATCGACGGCTTCGGTCGCGTTCTTGCCGACCGCCGGGCCCAGCTTGCGCGCGGCATCGCTCAGCGCGTCCAACTGCTCGGCCGACGCGTCGGGCAGCGCGGCGGCAACGCGGTTCATCGCCGATTCGTAGGAGCCAGCCCCCTCGTCGATCGCCGCGACCATGCCGGCGAAGGGCAGCGTGATGCCGATCGTCGCGGCGGTGCCGACCGCCTTCAGCTTCGCCTCGACGTCATGGAATTTCTGGATCAGCCGACCCAGCACGCCCTCGACGCCGGCGGCGGTTGCATCGAATTCGCTCGCATCCGCGCCGAAGACGACGCGGGCGGCACCCACTACAGCAGATGACATCCGCGTCTCCTTCGGTCTGGATCAGCCGACGCTCGCCACCCATGCGGAGGCGTTGGCCAGCATCGCCTGCCACGACGTCGCCGCCTTCTTCGGGCGCGGCTTGTCGCTCAGCAGATCGCTGAGCTTGGGCAGTTTTTTCGTTCGGCCGCAGGCCGCCGCCGTCCACGCCGCCTGCATGGCAGCGTCATGTCGGGCAGCAGCGGCCTTGGCTTCGCCTTCGAACACGAGGGCGATCTCGCGCGGCGTCAGCCGCCAGTATTGCTCCGCGCACCGCTGCGTCGAACACCAGTCGATGGCGAGCGCCGGCCAGTCCCAGGGCCGGCTTTCGCCGGCACCGGAGGGTTTGCGCCGCCGTTTCCCGGCTTGGCCTCCGCATCCGGGAACGCGACGTTGATCGCGCGCAGGATCAGTTCGAGCGACGGCTCGAGGCCGCCGACCTCTTCCATGATCGTGCCAGCCTGCTGATCGGTCATCCCGGGCTGGCAGTCGGTCAGCCCGATGCGGAAGAGGGTGCGGATGGTACGCAGCGACGGCTTGTCGCCCAGCACCCGCTCGATCTGGGTGATGTCGTCCAGGCCGAACGCCTCCTCCACCTCGCACAAGGCGTTGGTGGTGAAGGCGAAGGTGAGCGCCAGATCGCCGACTTCGATGCCGAGCTGGCCGCGATGCGGATTGCGAGCCGCCATGGTATGCCCCGCCATGATCAGACCGCCGGCGTCATGGTCGGCTTGCCGCTGACCTTGAAGGTCGCGGTGCCGGTCATCTTGTCTTCCATCGGCACCGCGCCGCCATGGGCGGTGGCGAAGCCGCGGAAATCAAGTTTTGCACCGTTCGGAAAGACGATGCGCCAAGCTTCGACGGCCCGCGTTCCGAGGTGGGTGCGGATTACTGCGTCGTCGGCCACGCCCGGGATGAGGTTGTAGACGATGCCGGCTTCACCGGCATCCGACAGACCCGGCTTAAACTCGCGGTGCGCGTCCGGGCTGGTCATATGGGTGAAATCGACGGCATCACGCGACAGCTCGGGCAGTGTCAGCTCGGCGACTTCGGCGAGGGCGGTGAATACGCTTCCGACCACCTTGCCGAAGGTGATCATGTAGCCGATGTCGGTCGCAGCAGCGGTTGCAGCCATGGGTGTCTCCTTGTCCGGCCGAGCCGGGTTACTTGGTCAGGTCGACGGGGCCGCCGTCGGACGGGTCGGCCGGGGCGTGCTCGCTGGACGACGCGACGGGCGCGCTCGTGCCATCCGCGACAGGTGCGGGATCGGCAGGCGGTACCGCGATCGGCGCGAGTGGCACGACGCTGGCCAGCAGCGCCGCCTCGCTCTCGGCCAGCGCCAGACGTTCCAGCGTGGCGCGGTCGACGCCGATCGGCTGACCGAAGCCGGTTTCGAGCAGGTGCAGCGCGCGGCCGGCACTAACGCTCAGGATGGTGCCGGCGGGGGTGTCGGCGGCATCGGGATTGGCGGGATTGGCGGCAAGCGCCTCCCGATCCACGAAACGCTTCGTGGTACGAACATCCATAAGGGGTCTCCTAGAGGGCGGTGTAGGTCAGCATCAGATCGATGCTGTCGCGGTGGATCGGGCCGATCTTGTCGCTGTCGGTGCCGCTGCGGCGGGCGACGACGAAGCCACGCATGCGGATGCCGGCGACGTCGCGCCGCAGCCCGACCAGCAGCCCGCCACGGCCAGCGTGCCCTGCCAGCAGGTCGCCGATGTCGCGCGCGTCCTTGAAGGTGCGGCCCCATGCGTCGAGCTGGATACGGTCGCGCGACCAGCCACTCGGTCCGGATAGATTCATGATCGGCGCGCCGCTGATCCGCTGAAGCGTCAGCCCGGGGAGCGCGTCGCCTTGCGGTCGCAGCCCCCAATCGATCCGCCGCGCGACCAGCGCCGACAGCGGCACCGTCGACAGCAGCAGCGAGCGAAACGCCTCTTCCATCGTCAGCCCTTCTTTCCGGCTGCGAGGATCACGTCGATACCGCGCTCCGCGACCTGCCGCATCGCGCGGTTGACCTGTGAATCGAACGCCGGCCGGATGAACGGCGACGGCGTCTGGTCGACGTTCCCGAATTCTTCCTGCACCGCCTGCGGTAGCGGCCCCGGGCCAGCGAACACCTCGACTGGCGCGATCGGCACGTTGGCCGATGCCTGCGCCGGCGACAGCCTGGTGCTGACCGTCACGCTGTCCGCCATCTCGCCGCTGCGCCGCGCGGCGGTGTCGCGCATCTGCTGCGCCATCGGCTCCAGCTCCTCGGCGATGATCGGCACCAGCGTCTTGCGGGTCAGGGCCTTGCCCATTGCCTTGATCTTGCGGGCGACCTGGTCGCCACCCTCGAGGCGGATCTTCATCTTCATGCGAGCTGGGCCGGCTGCGCGGTGGCCGTGATCTCGACGCCGATGTTCCGACCGCCCCATTCCTTCGTGCCCGTCACCTGATAGGTGACGCCGGCGCAGGTCAGGGCATAGGTGCCGTCGATTGTCTTGGTCAGCGCATCGGCGCGCACGAGGAAGCGGGTGGTCAATGTCTGCCCCTCCTGTGCCGCGCGCATCCGCTCGCCATCGCTGACGTCGGTCTTCTTCGCCCAGCGCTTGCCCACCTCGGCGGGCGGACCGGCGATCGTCGCCGTACCGTCGTCGACCAGCGATGGCCGCAGAATGACAATGCGCCGGTCCAAGGCGGCGGTAGCGATCTTCACGGATTGATTCGGAAGTCGAACAACAGGTGGTCGACGTCCGCCGGCGCATCGTCGAGCTTGCCCCGACACAACAGGAGCAGCGCCCAGCGCAGCAGCTTGTCGATCGCCTCGCTACCGACATCGAGGCGGACCGCGATCACCGCGCGATCGAGGCGGACTTGCGGCAGCGCCTTGCCCGGCGCAGCGCGAACGCCCTGCTCCAGCTCGGCACCAAACAGCTCGAGCCGGTCTGCGGCCAAGTCCGTCCATACGCCGGCGCGGTCCTGGTACCGGGCCGATACGATGGACCGGACGGGCCCGACGAGCAGGTGTTGGAAATCCGCCCAGCTATCGCCAAGAACCTCGACGGTCTGCCGGCCGAGCCGGTAGCCGGTACGGCGCTCGATCTCGGTCTGACTTGCGACAAGGTATCCCACGATCTCGACGTCGGCCGCAGCATCATCGATCCGCAGGAAGTCGCGCAGCTCCTCGATCGGGACCAGCACGTCGCCGGCGGCGGCGATCAGGCGCGGTGCACCTAACATCGGCTATGCCTTTGCCTTCGCCAGATCGACCGGCACGGGGGTCGTGGTTTCACCCACCACCGCCTTGTCGGCATCCAGCTCGGCAAAGCCGGCGTCGATCAGGCGCTGCCCTTCGACATCATCGAAAGGCACGCTGTCGCCCGGCGACAACGAATAATCGGGACCGGAGAGGCCGGCGGTCATCTTGATCTGCATGGCGATCCTTTCGCTTGCCGAACCGGCGATACGCGCCGGTCGGGGAAACGGCGGGCGGGACGAATGCCCCGCCCGCCGGACCGTCACGCCATCTTCAGATGCTTGACGGCCGCGTCGTCCATCAACTCGCCGTCGTACCGGATGAGGCCGGCGAGACCGACCTTCGGCCAGAACTTCTCGCGGACGGTCCCGACCAGCGGCGCACCGACCTTGCGGACCCAGTAGCGGTTGAGATCGCCGAAGATGATCGGCTTCTGACCGGTCGTCATCGCCGGCATATCGTCGTTGATGTGGTACGGCTTGTCGAGCAGCAGCGCGGGCTGTGCGGCGCGGATGTCGCCCATCTGCCACAGGAAGTTGCCCTGACCATTCTTCAGCCGGCGCAGGGCGAGCAGCGTGGTGTCGGCGAACATCCACGCGCATTTCGGGGAACGGCGGTATGCCGCGTTCACCGAATGCTGGTGGACCATCATTTCGTCGGCGGTGATCGCCGCGGCCGCAGCGGCGGTATGGCCGAGCGTCGAGGCGGTGACGATGCCGTTCGGCTGATTGTTGCCGGTACCGAGCGTCAGGCGGCGGTTCGCCTTGCGGCCGAGCCGTTCGCCGATCGCCTCGGCAATGAACGCCTCCAGATCGAACGCCGAATCCTGCATCAGCACGAAGCTGAGCTTGATCCAGCTCGTCACGTCCATGAACGCATCGAGGCGCTTCTGCCCGAACACCATGTCGTCGGCGCCGTCATCGGCGACGTCGTCGTCCTCGGCCATATCCTTGGCCGATTTGCCGGTGTCGTCGTTGGTGGGGATGTCGAACTCATTGCCCGACCCGGTGGTAATCGTCCGCACGACGTCACCGTCGTACATCGGTCCCCAATCGCGCATCGTGCTGACGATCTCGCTCGCCAGCTCGCGCGGCACGGTATAGCCGCCCGATACGGCGGTACCGGCGAGCTGCGTGCGCTGCTCGACGAAACCGGCGCGAAGCAGCGTGCGCTGTTCGGTCGTCAGCTCGCCGGCGTCGCACCCGGCGCGCATCCAGTCGCAGAACGCCGAGCGATACTCGGCCTGGCGCTGCTCGGTCGTGCGGGTGCCGCCCTGACCTTCCGGGTCGTCGGCGTTGAGATCGCCACCACGCGGGCGCAGGCGCTCGCTGCGCTCCTCCTGCTGCGCCTCCAGCGCCTTGGTGCGCTCCTCGCGCTTGATCTTGATGTCGAGCTTGTCGAGATCGGCCATGATCCGGTCGTGGCGCTGTTCCAGCTCGACGGTCCGCGCGTCGTCGGTGTTCGACTCGATCTCGTTCAGTGCGCTGCGCGCTTCGGTCACGAGCTGGCCGCGCTGGTCGTGGTATTCGGTAAGGGTCGGCATGGGGATGGTCTCCAGACACAAAAAAACCCGCCGGTGGGCGGGTGACGGGGGCGGCACGCGGGACACGCGCAGCCCGGTGCCGGCTTGCGCCGGGAGGCGGATCAGAGGCCGCGTTCGGCCTGTGCCTGCCGGGCGCGGCGGGCGATCGTCGTGGTCGGTACGGGCGGCGACGATCGCCGCTCGTTCCGCGCGGCGTCCAGCGACCGCATCCCGACCTCGGTATCGGGATATTGCGGCAGCGGCGTATAGGTGATCTCATAGAGGTCGCATTCGAGGATGGTCCGCTTCGGCGGTTCGACCCGGTCGTCCCATTCCTCGCGCGTGGCGATGAACCCGAACGACATGCCGGCGATGTCGCCGCGGTCGATCTGCACTGCCAGATCGCGCCCGTCGGTTGTGTCTGGCAACAGGTTCTCGAACGCCAGCCCCTTGGCATCCTCGCGAAGCGACAGCGTGCCGGCGCGCATCCGCCCCAGCACCCGGCCGGTATTGTGGGTATGGATCGCGATTACGTCGCGCTTCGTCAGCGAGGCCGCGAAGGCACCGGGGGCGATCACCTCGTTCCAGTATCCACCCACACTGGTCTCGACACCGAACACGGCGGCATAGCCGGTCGCGGTGCGGCCGGTATCGCCCTCGGCCGCCGCACGCATCTCGAGCGGCACGGCGATCGCGCGCGTCTCGCGCCCGTCAGTCCGCGATGGCGTCGGCATCGGCATCCGATTTCTCCTCGTCTTTGTCGAGCGGCGGACCGCCATTGTGTCCGATCGGCGCGGCCGGCGTGGTGCCGAGCACCACGGTCGCGCCCTGCATGTAAAGCTTGGCACCCGCGCCTGACGGATCGGGCGGCCGGTCCTCCAGCGCCCGCGCCTCGTCGGGGGTAAGCTGGCCGGTCATGATCGCCCGCGCCAACGCCTCGGTGCGCGCCTTGAAGTCGCCGCGCTGGAGCCCGTCTAGGATGTGCTGCACGTACCGCGACCGGCGGCGCTGCCCGAAGAGCTTGAGGTTGCACTCGTCCTCCAGCGCCTTCGCCCAATGAGCGATCAGGTGCTTTACGAGCTGGATGTCCTGCTGCTCGGTATTGCTGAAGGTGCCCTTCGACAGATCTTGCAGGAACACCGGCGGCAGGCCGTAGAGCCGCGCGATCTCCTGCAACTGGAACAGCCGCGCTTCGGTCATCTGACCCTTGGAGGGGTCGATCGACAACGCCTTCAGCGAATAGCCCGGCGGGATACCGAAGAACGGCGCGGCCGCCGCCCGGGCGGCGTCGATCGCGCGCTTGATGTCCGCCATTGCGCGCTTGAAGCCATCTGGGCCGCTCGGCATCGGCCCCTCGAGCGCGAGCGGCGGCGTGCCACCACTGGCAAAGAAGCCCGCGGCGTAGCGGTTCATCGCGATCATCAGCCCGATCGCGTCGCGGCCCTTCACTATCGGCGAATAGACGTTGAGCTGGTCCGGCTTCAGCATGAATGGGACGTCGATCACGTCGCCGGCGGGATAGTCGTTACCCTCGCAGGTATAGATCTTGCGACCCTTGCGCCGACGGACGGTCGTCGCGCGCGGGTTCATCGGCCACAGCGCCACCGGCTTGGTGCCGACACGCTCGATCCAGAACAGCCCGCGTCCACTGGTGAACACCTGCTGCCAGAAATACTGACGGGCAGCGAAGCTCGACCACTCCGGGTTCGGTGCCTCGTTCAGCAGCATCTGAAGATCGCCGTCGCTACGCTTCGGCTTGCCGTCGATAGTGGCGAAGGCGTGGAACGGCAGCGCTGCCATGGTGCGCGACAGGAAACTGACCGCGTCGAATACGGCCGGCACCTCCAGCGCGGACTCGATGGTGACGATCGGCATCGCGACCGGCCCGCCGTCCCCGGTGCTGCCGAATAGCTGAAGCAGCTCTTCCGGGCTGGCGGACGAGATCGCGATCGGCGCGCGCTCTAACGATCGCGTCTCGGCCGCGCGGCCGAAGGGCCACCACCTCATGCCGAAGCCATGCTGAATTCGGGATCGTCGTAAGGCGAAGTGGTCATGGCTTCCTCCTCTTCGCCGGACAGCGCGACCCCGACCGCGATGATGAGCGCGACGGGGTTATCGATCTTGGCTTCGTTGCGCGGTTTGCGCGGGCGAACGTTGTCCATTGCGTCGGGCGACGCGATCACGTTGTTCATTTCCCATTCCATCACCGGGCACCCGGCATGGGCGATATGTCCGGCGCGGGTGAAGGCATCGAGCTGCTTCATCGGTTCGGACAGCGTGAACACGCTCTGCCGGAACTCCAGCATCGGCGCGCCCTTCTTGACCATCCTGTTGACCAGCATGGTCGCCTGCGCCGGATCATAGGCGATCGTCTGGACGTCGAAGAGATCACGCGCCTGGTCGAGCGCGATCTCGATCTCTTCGAAGTCGATGATGTCGCTCGACGCGCTGACGTCCAGCAGACCATCGGCATCCCAGCCCTGGTAAGCGCTGACATCCTCGACGGCCTTGGACGGCAGGAAGTACCGGCCGAGCCGGATGTACGGATCGTCGACCGTCGCCTTGCTGCCGATCGGCGGGAACAGAAACTCCATCGCAGCGATGTCGATCTTCGACGCCAGATCGAGGCCGATGATGCACCGTCGGCCGACGAACCGCTCCAGCTCGGCCGCCTCGGCAAAGCGGACTGGGATCGTCCGGTCGACGCACTTCCGCCACTTCTCAATATCGAAGAACGCGGCCTTGGCCGCGACCCACATATTGAGGTGCTTGGTCTTGAAGATGCCCCGCTTCCGGGGCGTCGAAATCGCATCGCGCTGGCGGGCCAGCAGATATTCAAGGCTGACCGAGATCCCGATATTGGGGTTGGCCTTGCGCAGCGCCTTCTCGGTCCGCCAGTCGTCGTCCTCGTCCAGCGTGTATTCGGCGAAGAACGTGTCGTCATCGAGCGGTGGGCCGCCGTTGTGACCGATGCCGGCGAGGCGCTCGCGCTGCTCGAGGATCATCGCATAGCAAGGACCTGCGAGGTTCTCACCGGCGGTGGTGATGAGGAATTGCAGGGGCTGCGTGCGCGCGCCCATGCCCGTCAGCATCGTATCGACCTGCCCGTCGTCGCTGTGCTCGTGATACTCGTCGTGGATCGAGCAGCTCGGCGACTGGCCGTCACCCGGATCGCCAACGATCGTCTCGAATTTCGACCCATCGTCCGGCCGCAACAGCGTCTTCGCCAGCAACTGGATGCGGAACCGATCGCGCAGCGGCTTGGTGCGATCGACGATCAGCCGCGCGGGCCGGAAGACCTCGCCCGCCTGTTTCTCATTCGTCGCACCCGAATAGACCTCGGCACCGAATTCCTGGTCGGCGCACAGCATGTACAGCCCGACGCCGGCGGCGATTGCGCTCTTGCCGTTCTTGCGCGGCACGATCAGGAACCAGCGCCGGAAGCGCCGGGTATCCTTCTGCGGTCCGTCGCGGTGGAGCCACCCGAAGACAACGGCGATGTTCCAGATCTGCCACGGCTCCAGCGACAGCCGCTTCTTCTGCCGTGCCCACTCCCCCTTCGTATGCGGCAGCTTCTCGATGAACCGGCACGGCCGGGCCGCGCGATCGTCGTCGAACCGGTATGGGAAAAGCCCCATACCGGCCTTGGTCAGCTCGTCGAGGAACCGCTTGCATTGCAGGCGGATCGACTTGCCGGCCGCGATCTTCCCCGACACGACGTCGGCGGCATACTGCTTGGCGATCGCGGGGTAATCCCGCACCGCCCCCGGCGCGCGAACCACGCGCTCAGAAGTCGTCCCAGTCGCCCGGCGCGTCGTTCTTGCCGGCCGCGATCCTGAGCGCGGCAACCGGGTTGAGCATCAGCTCACCCAACAGCGACTGCGACTGGCGCATGGCGTCGGACAGCATCCGCACTTCGGGACGCGGACGGTATGTCACGCTGCCGGTGGCAGAAATCTGCTCGTAGGTGTCGCCGCACGTCTCCAGCACCGCTTGCCATCGCTGGATCTGCTCGAGCCGGATCGCGAGGAGCGCGACCTGTTGCACATACCTCGCGTCAGCCCGCCCCTCGATCTCGAGCTGGTCGACGATCTGGTTGAACAGGAGCTGCGCCAGATCGGAGAGGTGGATCGGCGGCAGCATCTTGATCGCGGCACCCGGCGTGGCCGGCACCTGCGTCCGTTCGGCCGCCGTCAGCCCTAAGAGGGGCGACCGTCTTTTCGGCCCCGTCCCGGGCCGCGCACCACCGCTGCCCATCGGAAGCCTCCAACAAAAAAGTTTTGAATAGCCCTATTCAAAAGTTTCCCTGACCGCCGGTGTCCGGGGTCCGGCCTGCCTAGAGATTGACCCACCCCCCCCGGCCCGGGGCGGCGGATCAGCGCTTCTCGCGCGCTGATTTCTCGAAGTGACAGGGCTTGCACAGACCCTGAAAGTTGGACCGATCGTTCGATCCGCCCGCGCTCAACGGCTTGATGTGGTCGACTTCCTCGGTCGCCCGCGTCCGGCCGGCAGCGAGGCAGACCCGGCACATCGGCTCTTCCATCCGCACCTGCGTCCGCAGTTTGACGCCAGCGCGGCCGCGAATGCGCTTGTGTTTGTAGCCGCCGACGTACTGCTTCGCGCCCGGTCGGGCACCGAAGCGGGGCGGCTGCATCGGCATCGCTCAGGCCGATGCCATGTCGAGCGTGACGCCCTTCCACGCGCCATCGCCCGTCGGACGTTCATAGAGCCGCGTGTACACCTTCGACCCGGTGACACGCATACTGTCGCGGATCGCGTCCATCGCCCGCCGCCACCGTGCGTCGGTGATCTCGACGCGCAGCAGCAGGAACATCGCCGCGCGATCGATATGGCCTTCCTTTTCGACGGAGAACGCGCGGTTGACGATTGCGCGGATCTCCGGGCGGCCGTCGCTCGCCCATTCTTTCAGGCATTCGTCGATCAGCGCCTTTGCCGCCTGTAGCTCGGGACCAAACTCGAACTGGTCCGACACCTGCACCTTCAACTGTTCACACCCATCGAAGGTGGTGAGCGTCAGATTGCCCTTCTTGCCACCCATTGGCGCGCCATACTGCTGCGCCAGCAGCTCTAGCAGGGCCTGCACCTGATCGGAGGTATCGGCCTTAAACGCGGCGATCGCGGCCGACAGCTCGCGTGCCCGGACCAAAACACACCGCACTGTCTCGTCGATCAGCAGGTCGGCCGCTTTGACCGCCTCCAACGGGACCAAATTGCCCTTGGCGTCCCGCAGGTACAGGCGGCCGCCGACGTCGATCGCGGCGGGGGGGCGCTTCTCGGTCATGCCGCCACCCGGCCGCGATAGAACGCCAGCTCACGCTCGACGAGGTCAAGAAACCCGCGCGTCACCGGCACGACCTCCTCGGGTTTGCCCTGTGCTGCTGCCCGCACCTTCTGAAGATCGACCCGCTGCTGCATCATCACCATGCTGCCTTGCTGCCGTCCGGGCTGACATAGCGCGGCGGATTGGAAGGGGTGCGACACTTGCCCCGGGCGGCTTCATCGAGCCGACGGGCGATCCCACGCGCTTCGTCCGCAAGCACCTCGTACAGCCCTTGGCTCGGGGTGGCGGTGCGACCGCGCGCGATGGTCCGGTCCAGGTCGTCGGACAGACGCTCAAGGGCGTCGAGGAGCGGCACGGTATCGGCCATGGCATCCTCCCGAAAACGACGACGCCCGCCTGCCCGGGGATGGGCGGCGGGCGGCGGACGCAAGTATCGCGGGGTCGGATTTGGCCGTTTCGTGGCCACTTTGGCAGTGGCGAAAATGTGGGCGCGTCAGGAAATCGCAGCGTGGAAGAGCGTCAGCGTCTCCTCGGTCACGACGTGCCGGCCGTGGCTCAGGAAGCGCGGCCATGCGTCCAGCGCCGCGATCAGCAGCCGCTTCGCGCGACGATTGTGCATATTGTACCGTTTGGCGACGACGGTGAAGCCGATCGTATCGCCCACAATCATATCGAGCACGGCCTGCACCGGTCCCTCGATCGCCTCGCGCCAATAGGTATAGGCGACTTCGTGCTGCACGCGGGAAAGCGCTTCATAGAACGTCCCGTCCCCGCGCCGCCCGGAATCGATGCGTGTCTCGAGGCTGGCGGTCTTCACGGTGACGTCGGCGCCGATGCGCTCGGAAACCGTCGCGATCTCGACGGCATAGGCAAGCTGGTCCGCCGTGATGCCGCCACTCGCATAGAGCCGGGCAAGCGCGCCCTGGTGAACGCGGCCGGCGCGCTCGTGCGTCTCGGCGGTGCCGTCGCCACGCTTGGCCCACCGATCAATCATCACCGCGCGCTCCTTGCGGAACGCCCGCTCGGCGCGCGCTGCCTCGGGATGCCGGGCGGCCCAATCGCGCTTGTGGTCCAGCGCGCGCGCCGCCAGCGCTGCCTCGACCGGTGATGGCTTGCGCCGCTTCGGGGCTTTCGTGGACCAGCTCACCGTCGACGGCGTCGGTGCGGTCGCCGCAGCGTGCGCGGCCTGCGCGTCGCGGCGTTCGGCAAGCGCGGTGCGGTGCTCGCGCGCAACGATCGCCCGCATCACCTTTGCCTCAACCGCTGATTCCTGCTGCATCGCTATCCCACCCCTCGACATCCGCGATGTGGTCCAGCGCGGCAGGAATAGGCAGTGGCGATAATGTGGGTGGTATCAGCTCGCGAATCTCTGCGTTGATCCGCCATCCGACTTGGCGAAGCGCAGCCAGCACGGCTTCCTCCTCGGTCGGCAGCGTGATCGAGCGAGGGACGCCACGCTGCTGGTTGACGATGCCCGCCTTGACCAGGCTTTTTACCGCTTCGCGCGCTCGACCATGATCCGCGCCGATGCCGGCAGCAATTTCACCGTAGCTCGGCGAGCAATTGTTGGTCGACCAATAGCTTTTGATGAACCGGAGCGCCAATTGTCGCCGGCTCACCATTTCAGCACTCAGACGATCGTGCGTGTCCATTCCAGTATTAGCCAACCCCCGGATCAATATAAGCAAAATCGTCCCAATTGCCACGGCTCGTCTGACCGACGGCTCCGCCGGTCGTCACAGCCGCTCCTGCTGGGCCGGCGGCACCGGTGGGCGATCGGGGGCCTCGGCGCGGTGGATCGCTTCCATCAGCGGAATGGACGCTTCCCACCCGAACGCGCGAAGGATGCCGTGCCAATGGGCAAGCATGTCATTTCGCCGGATCACAAGGCACGTCGTCTCATTCTCGATCGGCAGACGCGGGCTGGTCGCCGCTTTCCAGAAGCCGTCGAACGGATGTCGCTCCCCGTCGGACAGAGCGTGTAGCAGCGCGAGGATAGCCCGCAGTTCTGCCGCCTTCGGGTACGGATCCGCGGTCGCACCGACAAACTTTCGATGCAGCACGGCAAGACCGATCAGGATGCTACGGGTCGGCTCCATGTGGAACATGAAGCGAACCAAATCCAACATTGCAAGCGCGCGGGGCGGAGCTACCCTCCGCCCGACATCAGCGTTTCTGCGGCCTGATAGAAGCTTGATACCCGCAAGGGGATGATCTGATACCCGCGACGTCCACTTCCGCCCAGTTGCGGACATTGCAATTGTGCCTCGCTGCTATAAAAGTTCTGGGTGACCAACGAGGAACGCCACCTGCTGACCGCCCTTGCTTGGATGTGCGAGCAGTATCTTGGCAGCGGGAAAGCTGATTGGCTGGATCATGAGGCTATGGGTGCTGGCGAAGACGCTATTGCCCTGCTCGCGAAATATGGGCTTGTCTCATGCTCGGGCCGGGGCGGTGCATGGACAGAGGCAGGTAAAGCGCTGTTATCGTCGTCGTAGCGAACGGCAGTTAGCCACCACTACCGGACATTACCGCGACGGAGGATCCCTCCGCCGTGCGCGCCGTTTCCCGCGGGTTAGCCAAGCCCCGATACCCGCAAACGGACGGCGCGGTACCCTTACTGTCCGCGAACACCCAGTAGCGGGCATTCCGAAGGCGCAGGGATGACTGCGGGTCATGTGTCGGTTACGTAAGACGGGAAAGACTGATCGGCAATCGATCGGGCTCTAGGAGAGTATGTGTGCTTTTTCACACCATGGTCGGATCGAACGACATTGAACGGTCCAAGCGCTTCTACGACACGGTGCTCGGCACCTTGGGTGCTGGGGAAGGGACGCGGAACATCGCCGATAGCGGCCATACACGTCTAATCTACAACAATGGCAACGGGACCAACTTCATCGTCAGCCAGCCAATCAACGACGAACCGGCAAGTGTCGCCAACGGCAGCACCGTCGCCTTTTCCTGCAACTCGCCCGAGCAGGTGAAGCAGCTTCACGACACCGCCGTCGCCGCTGGCGGAACCTCGATCGAAGCTCCGCCCGGACCGCGCGAAACGGCCTCGATGGGTACCATCGAACTGGCCTATTTTCGTGACCCCGACGGTAACAAACTGTGTGGTATTTACTTTCCTGCCTGATCCGTCCGGCACCTGTCCGCTTCTAACCTAACCGGACCTAGCTCGGGCGATCCCACGAATGTCCGTTTCTGACCAGATTCGGACGTTCGTGCGGCGGAGGCACCCTCCGCCATGCCCACGCTTTTCTGCGGGGAAGCGCACCGCTGATACCCTTAGATCCGCGGTACGATACCCGCGATGTCTGCTCACGCCCAATTGCGGAGATGCGCCATCTCGCTAGACAAGGCCGATGGACGCTTTCAATTTCGCCTTCACGCTTTTTGGCCTCCTGCTTGGATTCACGCTTGTCGAGGTTCTTTCCGGGCTGGCCAAGACCCTGCAATTTCATGGTCGTATCCGCGCCGGCTGGTTGACACCCTTGCTCGCGATCTTTGTGATGCTCGACGTTTTGTCGTTCTGGGATGGTGCTTGGGCGGCTCGCGCGCTTATCCCGGTATCTTACGGGACATTATTGGCCGGGCTTGTCATCACCGGCGTCTACTATCTTGCCGCGTCGTGGATTTTCCCGCAGTCCTGGGAAGACGGAACGGACCTTGATGCTCATTATCTCGATCATCGAAGGATAGTCTTGCCAGGCATTTGGGCCTGCAACGCGATCCCGTTCTCGCTACTGGCGTGGCAAGCTGCACAGCCCATGTCGATGTCCGGCATTTCTCTGATAGGCCTGTATTGGGTGCTGGTCGGAACTGCCTTCATCAGCCGGTCTAAAGTCGTGAATGTCGTTGCGCTGGGTGGGCTGATCGCCGTCTACTTGGTCAACGCTTTTCTCTCATGGAACGGCGGCTAACCACCAAACCCGGACGTTCATGCGGCGGAGGTGCCCTCCGTCGATCCAACGCAAATCTGCGGGTTACAGCGACTATGGCACCCGCATATTATGAAGCCAGTACCCGTGACCTCAGCGCGGAATTGTGGTGACTCGACTGCCGGAAGGCAGCGGAATCAACCGCCGCGCGACTTGGCAAAAAGATAGATGAACATTCCCACGCCCACCGAGAGAAGGAGGGGCGATGCGTGACGATAGAGATTAATGTTGCCCGTGAGCGGCCTGCCGGATCGCCGCGCTTCCACCACCAATCCGCTAGCGATAAACGAACAGAAAGCCGCGAGCGCAATCACACTCGCCGCGACAACCACAGCACGCGCCGACTTCCCTTGGACTTTCTCGGCGAGCGCAAGGACGCCACCTAGCGCGAAGAGGCAGAGCGAAGTGACGTGCTTCAGATAATCGTAGAGCAGCGCGTCGCCGTCTCCAGCAGGCTGCGTGTCGTCCTCCATGACGCCCTATCCCCCCGTCGTATCGCCCGACGCTATCCGATGCGCATCCAGCGCACAATCTTCGGGCGCAGAAGGTACGGGCACCACACTCGCTGCCGTCGCGAGGAACGTCCGCTGCCGACCACACCCGTCGGTCGCGCGGCGGAGAACCCCTCCGCCGCAGCGGCAGAAAACCGGCCATGAGACGCGACGTGATACCCGCTATCCTGCCTGGAATACCCAGACGACGCTAGGAGCTGGCAGGCACTGCAAACGGGATCAGGTTCGACGTTTACGCACGCTGCTGCACCATTCGCGGACCCGGCTTTGGTAATCGTCTCTGTATAGTCTCACCAGTAGCGAAACCCCATCATCCGCCAAAGCGGATGACGGGGAAACACGACCCATAGGTCCAGCTATACTAAGGATAGGGTACGGCCGCTGATGGCGGTACTAGTAACTGGCCCAGCAAGCCCGAATATCAGGCTCTCTATTTCCTCAATCGGAACAGATAGATCTTTCGCTATTTCCACTTTAGTCAAACGCTTAGTCCAAAGCGCGGTCAAAACCTTGCTTAGCGCTACAGAGGTTTCCCTAGGCACCCCGTCTGGCTCTCCGCTCCTGTACCCTAAAGAACCAAGGTGGATACAAAACGATCGATAATTCCAGTCCGAAATTAGATTCAAACCGTGGAGCCTATACGCCAAAGCCATGGCAGAAACTTTCCACCGCTTCTTCGCGCGTATGATTTGCTGCGGCGATATCACATCAGACATTTCATTTTTAACGTCGTGCTCCGGCATTAGAAATGATGATGCAAATTGGTCAGCTTGAAACTCAGAGCCCTTATCATTCCGAGCACCAGCGTGATGGTGCAACACCAAATGCCCCAGTTCGTGTACGCTATCGAAGATTGATCGCTCGGCTGTTTTCTCTTGGTTCAGAAAAACGTAGGGCCGATCACTTCGCCAGAAAGAGTAGGCGTCAACATTCTTAGTATTTTCTGACAGCGATAAGACACGAACGCCCTTTGACTCCAGTAGTTTTAGGACGTTTCCGATCGGCCGGTCTCCGAGTCCCCAATGCTGACGCAGCAAACGGGCAGCAACATGCGGACGGCTACGCTCCTTGTTCAAGTCGATTAGATCTGGTTTCGGAAGATCGAACCGCTTATCAATCCAGTCGTACAGCTCAATACCTAAGGCCCCGGCAGCAATGGAAGCATCGCGCTCCGCTGCACTCATCTTCTTGAGGCTTCTAAAGCTTACGGTTTCAGCGTCGACGACTTCCAAGCCATTTTTATAAAAAAAACATACAGGATAATCCAACGCATCCGCGAATTTTTCAACCGTCGACGTTTCTACTTGATGTCCATTTTCTGCCTTTGAAACCGTTACCGGAGTTACACCGGCACGATCAGCCAATTCCCTGCCGGACAACTTTCTCCGCTGCCTAGCTATAATCAAGCGCTCTGAGCAAAACATTAGATCGCATCTTTAAATCGAACTTCGACATCGAAATCGTCAATGGGTCCGGTTTCCGGACTGATTTCGTCTGTCCAGTCGTTGTCGGGAGTGGTGATAAGGATACGTTCGACAAAGTCAGCATATGACCCGTTACTGATGACCGGCTGTGACAGCTCTACACTACCGTCCTCACCCACCATCAAATAGTATGTCGGAACGCCATCCTGGCGAACATTTGTCAAAGGTCCTGAATCTACCCCGGCAAATTGAAAGAGCGTAGGGCCACACAATGATTCGGAGGCGGAGCCTTTCGCAGAACGCGGGTTCGGAGGGAAGATCGGATCACACGCTCGGTCCACGTTCTGGAAGGCAATTCGAACGCGGCGCTCTCGGTTCGAAACCGCTTCGATCCCGCAGGTTCGGTCGACGCGCCAGGAACCGTCGAGAAGTTGCTGGCGGAGCTCCATGACGCCGTAGATATATGCCAACGTGCCCGGGGCGTTAATGGGCATCAAAGGGCTAGCGTCGTCAGCCCAAGCCCGGGCTGCCGTTGCGACCAGTAACAGCTGATTTGGAACGAGACCGAAGTCCTCTAAGCGCTTTCGGACATCCCAATCGCCCTGTACGATTGCGGTGGCAAACGTCGGCATCCACACACTCCGTTTAATTATCACCCCCACGGTAGAGGGAGCGAAAATTAAACGCAAGGGGGATGATCACGCTACGTTCCGTTATGACGCCGGAGGCTCCCTCCGCCGTGGCCCAGACCGCAGGCGGCGGAGCCGCCCTCCGTCGTCGGCACGTCAGATCAGCGGAAAACGGCCGGTCATCGTGCGAATTCTCACACCGATACCCGGTCGATACCCGCCTATTCCCACCGTGCCACCCGCACCGCCATGCCGCTGCGCACCTGCGCAGCCGACAGGTCCACGCCATTCACGCGCACCCGCGCCAGCGTCCGGCCGTACCGATCACGGCCGCGGCGCACGATTGTCGCCGGCCCGCGCGCGATCGCCGCCGCCAGCGCGGCCTTCGACGCGACAGGGTCGCCCTCGACGCACTGGCGGCCGCGCCGGCAATGGCCGGGCAGCTCGGGCGCATCGATGCCGAGGAGCCGGATGCGCTCCCGCCCACAGCGCAGCGTGTCGCCATCGATCGCGACCAACGCGCAGGTCAGCGCAACGAACGCGATCATTGGCACAGCAGCTTGACCGCGCGACCAATCCCAGTCCCCCAAGCGATCTCTTCATCGGTATGCCGCCCGTCGGCATCGACGATCGCGGCGCAGCTATGAAGAATCAGATCACCGACCTTTCGGCGCTGGTGCTGCGGCGTCCTGTAGAATTCAACCAAGCTATTCGCGAAGTCGCCGCTATCGGGGGCGAGCTTTCGACAAGCACATATCGCAGCCCGGATGTCGTCATCGTCCCCGCCAAAGCGCATAGCATAATGTGCCAGCGCGTCTTCGATCGCGACCCATTCCATGGCGTGATCGTGGCCGTCGCAGCGCGCCAAGAAAACGAGCGCCTTTGCAAAGGTACCCATCCCCTTATGCACGAAGGGCAGACCGTCCCGCCGCAGCGCAGCTATATGCTCGAAGGGATCGATCAACTCACCGTCGTCGATCGTCGCCATCGCCACGATGCGATCGACGCGGAACAGCCGATAGGCGCTCGCCTCGTGACAGAACGCGGCGATCGCCGAATGCCCGGCGCACAGCGCCTCTTCTCGAATCAACGAAACTCGACGATGGCTTCGTGCGCCAGAAGCGTCCTCATATTCGATCAAGACCGACCAGCCGGCCGCGTCACCACGACGCGAGGCACCGGTGCGCGGACCGATCGAACCTCGTTCTGCTTCGGTCCAGCGGCCTTCCGGCCAACCCGGCACAACGCGACTTTCCGCCGCTACCTCCGCAATGATCTGGCGAATTACCGCCGCCGTCTGGACGCCGTTCATTCTTCCCCCTGGTATGCAGGCTTCGGTGAATTGACGGTTGGCTGGTTCATTCCCGTCACCATCGTCCGCGCGATCTGCATCAGCGCAGCGCGGTTCGGCACGTCGAGCGCGTCAAATAGTTTCAGCCACTCGGACTGCTGCGAAGTGAGCGTCGGAGCTTCTGAAGCGTCTAGTTCGGGATCGTCAATTTCGCCGCTCAGGTAGCTCGGCGTCGTCCCCAACTCGCGCGCAATCTGATGAAGTTTGGTCGAGCTTCGCTGCTCACCGCGGATCAGACCACTTATGGTGGATTGCCGAACGTGAAGGCGACGAGCCAGCTCTGACTGAGACAGGCCGGTCGCTGCTAACCGCTCAGCGATTCTGTCACCTACTGTCATGCCTAACTAACTAACGCGATCGCGATAATGAGCGACCAGCATTTTCCGATTGCGCAAGTATCGCGATTGCGATAGCCCAACGCAATGGCGCTACCTATCCAAACAGAATCAGCGTTAGAACGCGCTATTCGTGCGGCAGGATCGCAGTCTGCGCTCGCCCGGCTCATCGGCACCCGCCAGTCAACAGTCGCAAGTTGGCTGGTGCGGAAGAAAGCGCTTCCGCCGGAGCATGTGCTTTTGGTCGAAGCCGGCACTGGAATTTCCCGGCACGACCTACGTCCCGATATCTATCCCCGCGACAACGCCGCTGCTGATACGCAACAGGTCGGCGCTCGCGCATGACGTCCCCCTTTCCCCCTTTCGGCCAGCGTATCGGCCGGAAACCGCGCCCGGCCCGGGTTGGATCAGGCCGGGCGCGGACCCTGTGCGCCTCACTAAGCGCCCCCGGTGCCGGTCGTCTGTCACGATCGGCACCGGGTTTCGGGACGGCCGCATGACGAAGGCCCGCGATCCCCTGTCGGTCGAGCAGGCGCTCGACGACGTCGTCGGCGCGATCGGCGAAGACAATGCGATTGCCGCGACCGGTCGGCCGAAGGGCTATTTCAAGCGCGCGTCCGATCCCGACAGCCGCGAGCTGCTGTCCTGCGCCGACGCGATCGAGCTGGACGCGGCGCACGACCGGATGATCGGCGGTCGCCCGATCACCGCCATGATGCGCCGCAAGATCAGCGCGCGGTGCAAGGATTCCCGGCTCGGTGCCGAACAGCTCCTCGGCGCGACGATCGAATCGATGCGCGAATCGAGCGAGGCGCATGCCGCGCTGATCGAGGCGACCTGTCCCGACGCCACACCGGCGGTCTGGCGCAAGGCGATGCGCGAGCATCTCCAGGCGCTCGGCGCGCAGGCACGCCTCACCCCGGTCCTGCGCGCGATGCTGAAGCAGCAGTCGCCGTGACCTGACGCCGCCGTCCTCCCGGACCCCTGCCCACCGCCACCCACCCCCGGTTCGCGACCACCCGGTTCGCGAAGCGGATTTCTGCTGCCCGAGGACTTCGCCGCCGTGATCCTGACCCCCGGTGCCTATCTGCGCTACCGCCGCACCGCCGCCGGCCTTGCCATCGCAGACGTCGCGCAGGTGATCGCCACCGATCCCAAGATCGCCGAGCACCGCCGCGGCGAATGGCTGTTGCTGATCGAGGCGGACGCCGTCCCGGCCAACTGGTCGACGATCGTCGCGCTACGCCGGTTCGTACCGTTCGATCTGAGCGTGCTCGAGCGGCTGTCGCTCATCGCCGGTGGCATCGACCTGCGTCCGCCCCGGCTATGCCGGATGTGCGCCGCGGGCGACGTCGGACCGCCCGGCATTGCCGTTGCTGGCTGGATCGCCACCGATCTTTGTTTGGGCTGCGCGCCGCTTGGCCTGCCGATCGCCGGCCACGCATGACCATGCTTTCTCACAGCACCGGCCGCCGACTTGCACGCGCCAGCGCGGCCTTGGCTGGCTTCGCGATCGGCGCGGTCCTGCTCGATCGCGCCGCGATCGCCGCCGTCGCCGCCTGTGCTGCCTTCGTGCTGCTCCTCACCCTTGTCCTGCACCTCGTTCGCCAACCGAAGGGAAATCGCTGATGCATCATCCTTCCCGCCCCACCGTCTGGCATGGCCAGTCTTGCCGCTGTTCAGGATGCAATCCTCCTGCCCCCAGCATCGTCGAACCATCGCCGCTGCGCACCGTCATCGAGATGGTCGCGGCGCTGTCATTCGGCTTGTTCAACGCATGGGTCGTCGACCGCTTGCTCGACGGACCCGGTATCCAGATCATGTTCGGGTACTGACATGAGGATTGCAGAGTCTTTTCGTGAAGCGCCGGTGATGACCTACCATCGGAATCTGGTGCAATGCCGCCTCTTCAATACGCTCTCCAGCATTGCCGAGGCCGGGGAACCTTGCCCGACGAACGACGGCTTGGCGGAACGCCTCGGCTGCGATCCTCGCGCGGTGGCCCGAGCCTTCACGGAATTGCGCGAGCAGGCGCTGATTGCGGTGGAGCCAGCGCGTACCCAGCGGCGCGTTACGATCGTAGCAAGCGGGAAATCGACGGCCGTGATCGTGCCAGCCAAGCGCATCCGCTCGCGACGGAAGGTTTCGATATGACCGTCGCGACACTCGACGTGCAGCGTGCCGCCCGGCGCGCCCGGTCATGCTTCACCTTGGCCCGATCCAGCACCTTTGCCGGTGAACGCGACGCCGCGATCGCGCGCGGTATCCTCATGGCCGAGAAAGCCGGGCTGTCGCTGGATGGCTTCGACATCCCCGGCCGCGTCCGCCAGCGCCAAACGGCGTCGTCGACGACAGCCAACCGACCCGGCATCGCCGAGCGCATGCGCGGATCTGAAAGCGACTTTCGGGAAGCCATTCGGGAAGCGGCCGATACCCGGCGCAGATGGGCCGAGGAACTGCGCGTCGGCGACGACGAATCGATCTACGATGCCAAGCGCCGCGCGTTCAATGAAGCGACGGCCGCCGCTGCCGAACGCGATAGTGCCGCCGGCCGACGCGCCAGCGATCTGCCGGATCGGGCGGAGCTACGCCTTCACGATCTGCGCGAACGCTGGCCTTCGGTCGATGCGGCGATCAACGCGCTGAAGGCCCGGCGTATCGTGGTTCATCCGGCCACCAATCTGGCAGATCCAGCAACGCCCGCGTGGTTCGCGCCGGTTCGCGGGTTGCAGGTGCTCGACGAATGGCAATTGCGCGAACTAGCAGACGAGGTGATGGCATGATCCGCCCCCGTCCTGACGGCTCGTCGCTCAGCCCGGCAATCGCGGCGCTGGTAGCCGCCATTGCCCGTGACATGGCCGCAGAGGATGTTGCGCGCGCCTACCCCCCTCGGAGCCCTCAATGCCTCGCTGCGCCATCTACGCCCGCTTCTCGTCCGACCTGCAATCCGCCAACTCTGCGGAGGATCAGATCGCCATGTGCTCGGCTCGCGCCGAACGCGAAGGTTGGGAAGTCGCCGGCGTCTATACCGACATCGCCATATCGGGAGCATCCAACCGGCGGCCCGGCATGACCGCAATGCTAACCGACGCCGGAACCGGATCGTTCGAGATCGTCTGCTCCGAGGCAATCGATCGGATCGCCCGCAACCAGGCCGACATCGCGACGATCTACCAACGGCTGGAATTCGCCAACGTCCGCATCCACACGCTGAGCGAGGGTGACGTCAGCGAGCTGCACATCGGCCTGAAAGGCACGATGTCGGCACTGTTCCTGAAAGACCTTGCCGACAAGATCCGCCGCGGCCAGCGGGGCACCGTCTCGCGTGGCCGCGTGCCCGGCGGCCTCGCCTATGGCTATGATGTGGTGCCGGCGATCCGGCCCGATGGCGAGCTTGATCGCGGCCTGCGCCGGATCAATCCCGAGCAGGCGGCGGTCGTTCTTCGCATCTACCGCGAATATTCGACCGGCCGGGGGCCGAAGGCGATCGCGCGCGGGCTGAACGAGGACGGCATCCCGGCCCCGCGTGGCGGCGACTGGCGTGCATCGGCGATCGCCGGGTCGCGCGCGCGAGGCTTGGGCGTGCTGCACAACCCGATCTACGCCGGCCAGTACCTCTACAACCGGCTGCATATGCGCCGCGACCCCGAGACCCGCCGCCGGGTATCGCGGGTCAACCCAGCGTCCGAACGGGTGCTGGTCGAGATGCCCGAGCTGCGGATCGTGCCGCAGGATCTGTGGCAGCTTGTCCAGGACCAGGCGGCGGAACGCTCGACTGGACCGCTCGTCCAGCGCAAGCGCCCGAAGCACCTGCTGTCCGGCATCGTCATGTGCGGGGCGTGCGGCGGCGCATACGCGATGATTGGCGGCGGCCGGATGGCCTGCACCCGCGCGCGGGAAGCGGGAACCTGCGACGTCACGCGGACCGTCGCCCGCTCGATGCTGGAGGCCCGCGTCCTGAAGGGCGTTGCCGAGCACCTGCTACAGCCGGAAGCGGTATCGGTCTTGGTGCAGGAGTACCACAGCGAGATCGAGACGAAGCGCAAGGACCGAACGCGCGACGCCGCCGATCTCGATCGGCAGATCGGCAAGGCGGAGGCACAGGTCCAGCGCCTGATCGCGGCGATCGCGGACGGCGCGGCCGACTTCAGCGATGTCCGCGAAGCGCTGACCGCCCGAAAGGCCGACGTCGAACGTTATCGTCGCGAAAAGTCCGAGGTCGAAGCGATACCGGTAATCGCGCTGAACCCAGGCATCGTTGATTCGTATCGGCGCCGGGTGCGCGGCTTAGCCGCAACGCTCGATGCCGGAACACCGTCCGGGGACGAAGTGAAAAGCCGCCTGCGCGACCTGATCGAGCGTGTGAAAGTCATGCCCGACAATCATGGTGGATTTGATATCGAGGTTCTATCGTCGTTCGGCGCCGTTGTGGCGCTAGCGACTGATCAGAACCGGCGGGACCGTACGTCCCGCTCGGTTATGATGGTAGCGAAGGAGGGATTTGAACCCCCGACCCCAGGATTATGA